GTCCCCAGGAGGTTGTAGTTGTATTTGGAACAAGTTCGATTTTAGTAACGTGCATAGAGTCTAAATACGACTCTCCACGCAAACGAATAAAACTTCAATACATTGCAATTATTATATCTGTTCCTGTTCCCGGAACTGAATAATTGGATCACATCTAACACCATTTACTGGAGGTCTCTATATCTTCTCCAGAATATCATACAGTATCAATTCAGAGTACTGATTATTATGATTTCGATCTGATCTACATTTTAAGTTAGCTACCATCATACAATCAAAATTCATCATTATATGATTGTTGAGTAGTCCACTTTCTAATATATTGAACGCACCACGCGATCTCGTGGCACATAATAGCTGCTCATAGCAGCCTTTCTTTTGTTACAACATGACTTAACCCCATTTATGCAGTATCCATTCGCTTAAAACTTCGTGAACAAAGTATCGATTCACGTAAGTATAGAATGTTGCCTAGCTGTACGATGGACTCTTTAAGTAAATGAGTTTCATTAATCTAACGCACTAGAAGTTATTGTCAATACTGTTTATTATACATTTGGTTTCAGTAACCGTACACCGCGGTTATAGGGTATGTTGCCTTGCCCGTCATTCCCCATCTAAGTATATGAACATGAGTTATTATCTCTGTCATCTGATCAACTGTTGTTAGTATAATTGTTTAGAGAAATCTTCCAATGATACCCCCCCTAGCCTGTTTCACTATGAATAATCTTCAAACTAGCGGAAACAATGACAACAGCAACAACCAGGCTTCCGGTACTTCCGGTCACTTGAGTTACGACTCTTGTGTAAAATTTCAAAGACGAGTAATCGCCAAAAAGATTGCTCTTCTTAAGGAAGCTCGCGTCTCGCCCATGATGAGACCGCAAGCTGTCTCCTTCCCTGTCAACTTAGTTGCATTCTTCGAAGGTCACTTACGCAATAAACTTTCGGATGTAGCTATGTCTAAACTAGAAGGACTTCTTGCTCTCTATCTCGCGCTATCTGACGTCCAGTCTTCGACTGGCTTTCTTGCTGTGCTTACGCTTTATGCTAAGACACACAACCATGCTTCTCTTGTCTCTCAGATGAAGGGAATCGTTGATTCGCTCTTCGATATGTCCCCTCAATCTTCAGACCGTCCCGCATGGCTCGATGCTATGACCAACTCTCTTACTGACTGGAAACTACTCGTATCTAATCCAGCTTTCAAGAAGGTCTCACGCGTCATTTCTCTCCTTGTCACTCTCGGTTGTGTTGAATCTCAATCTATCAACCTCGGAGGACTAGAACTTTTTTCCATTAAGGCTCAAGAGCGTCAAGTCAACGCTATTGACCTTGCTGATGCTGTCGTTGAGACTGTCGTCTTCTTCGCTGAAGGCGCATATCAATGCTTCGTCAAAGGATCTCTTAAGCCCCTTCTTTTCTCCAAATCTGAGATTTGTGAGATTGAGGAGCTTTATCTTGAGAAACTTAACCAATGGGAACACGTTCGAAACGGAAATCTCAAGAAGTTCTGTGGTAAAGATGAATCTGAGTTCGATCTCGAACTGGGCGAACTCGTCCAGAAACTTAAGGTTCTCTATCAGACACTTCCTTCCGGAGCTGAAAAGAAAATTGTTCAGCTCAAGTGGGAAAAATTGTCAGCGGTTGAAACCGAATTCACCGCTTCCCGCGTCAGAGGTGGACTTCGTAAGGTCCCCTTCTGTGTCAAGGTTTATGGAAAATCCTCTGTTGGAAAGTCTTCCTTCACTGATTATACCATGACTGCCGTTCTCCGCGCCGGCGGTTTTCCGTGCGATGATGACCACATCTGCACTTTGAACCCTGATGACAAACACATGTCCAACTATCGTTCCTACATCACCGGAATCAAGATCGACGACTATGGAAATACCAAGTTGGATTATGTTGAGGTCTCGCCCACTGATTGGCTTATTAAGATTGTGAATAACATTCGAACATATGCCGTCATGGCTGATCTTGCCAACAAGGGTAAAGTTACCATTGAGCCTGCTTGCCTCACAATCACTACTAATGTTGAGGACTTGCATGCTGGAAAACTCTCGTATGAGTCGGTATCTATTGCCCGTCGTGCCCATGTGCACGTTGACCTAAAAGTCAAGCCCGAGTTTTGCAAGGTTGACGAGTTCGGTACTCGCACCCACATGCTCGACTCTCGGAAGGTCTTCAACAAGTATGGAGATTCCGATCAAATCCAAGACCTGTGGAATATCACTATCCGTGCTGTGGTCATCGACCCTGACACTAACACTTTCCACTTTGAGAACGTCCCTGAACTCGTCGATGTAGACATTCACACGTATCTTAATTACCTCATCAAGGGTGCCAAGAGGCACTTCGAGGAACAAGAGGTTTTGGTCAACAAATGCTCTAGTATGAGCGAGCGTTTGCCCTGGTGCGAACGCTGCAAGACTTTCACCGAGTATTGCGAATGTTGCCCCGAAGAAGAGGATCATGATCCTCAATTCGGAGAGCGCCTTGCAACAGCCATGACATCCTATGGCAGCCAATGGAAGTACGGTTTTCACAAACGCCGTCTAACCGTTGAAACTAAGGTAGAAGATCTTTCCATCACTGCCCTTCACACGGCTGTGCGCTGGTTTGAGAATTCTCCTTATGCTGTTTGGAATAATTGGATTCCCGAGTCGATGATGGACAATGACTACGTCAAGTCCTTCATCATGTACATCGATTCGGATCTAGTTGCGGCCGAAATCAGA